AGATTCAGGAGTTACGCGAACTATTCTGATTCTCCATCCTTCAAATCCCGGCGTTTCTCTATAATTAAATGCCGAAACATCTATAAGAGTTTTTCTTATATATACGTCATCTACCTTCCCTAGAACTCTTTCTTTAACAGGGCCAAGCCATTTACCATCTCCAGTAGTATCTCTTGGGGTTACTACATTTGCTCCTGAAGTAGTGGTAGATTGTTCAAACCTAATATCAAACATAGGTTGGTAATAAATATTATATTCAATAGTCCGAGCTTTAGTGTCACCAAAACCAGTAGAAGCTTTTCTACATTTTTTTAATTCTTTTGTTTTGGCGTAAGTCTTTGGGCCAGATTGAATACTTTCAAATAAGGCTTGTACTTTTATGTTAACCTCTATTTTGGATAACTCTTTATTTAGAACTGTATATGTTTTTGAGTATTTGTCTATTGTTACTCCCGCTTTTAAGGTGGCAGGTTTTGTATCTGTAGGAGTTGCCTCTCCTCCTTGGATTTCTGGTCCATATAGTCTTTCTCCTATCTGTCTCGCGACACTCAAGTCTAAGAAATCACTAGAGCTGACTCCAGCGTAAGTAGTCATTTCACTATTCAAGGATGGGATATTTCCGACAGCTGACCCGTTAACTGTTTCAACGTTGATAGCAGGAAAGTTGTAGAAGCCTCCTTCATCAACAAGAGGTACATCATTCCAATAAATAGATTGAAGGAAACCAAGATCATAGTTACCTAACGAGTCGTCTCCGGTAGCTTGATAATTTGCGAAATCTACCCGCTGATAACCAGTTACATTAGCTTCACCTTGATAAGTATAATTGCCACTTACTATCCCTTCAGTTTCGCCTTCGCTTATTAAATCTACTGTCTCTGCGAAGCCACGAGATACAACGTAGTTATCGCCGACTTTTACTGCTGATAAATCAGTTACTACTGGACGTGCTTCTTTTTGTTTTTTCTTACTTCCCATTTTTTATCCTTGAGTTCCCCAAGTATCAACTTGTGTTTGTAGCAGTTTTCCTGCGTTAGGTATATTATATAATAAACCGTATTTAGTTTCACCCCATGTATCTTTTGGCGCAATTTCTGCAGAAGCATCAACAACATCGCTAGCAGATTGGACAACATGGCTTCCAACTAAAAGTCTTCCATAACCAACAAAAACTGGACCTCCTTCACGTATGGTGTTTTCTGGCCCATTAAAAAGGTAAGCTTTAGCTCCTCCTCTTTCTATTTCGTTGAAGTCTCCAAACTCTGGCATTGGTGTCAGTAGGTTAGTTATTCCTGCCGCTACCAATCCTATACCACCTAAAACTAAAGCTGTTCCCATAGCGCCGCCAGCACCCATAGCAGTTACCCCCATTAAGCCCCACCCTCCAACAGCAATTAAAGCGACTCCTATTATGATAGTTAAAATAGACATAAAGTCATCAGAACCTTCTATGACTGGAACAATGTCTATTGTTTTTATTTTACTGCTAGACATCGCAAGTTCTGAGCACTTCAAGCCTTCAATAGTGTTAGGGTCTTTACCTTCTTCTATTTCAAAATCTTTCTTATTAATAAGTACTCGGTACTTTATGTTTTTTTTGTCATTTTCTAACAGCGATTTGTAAAGTTTTTTAGAGTTACATTCTACTCCTCTTACGGCTTGGCTTACGTTTTTAGCCGCCAAATTCCATTCGGATTGGCCGAGTTGTTCTGCTAGAACACCGTGGACTTTTATGTTAACTAAATTGCTCATGTCTATATATTTTACAGATAGTTTTAGTGAGAGACCTATTCAAAGGTTCAATACACAAATATTTGTTTCTGGGGTGATGCATAATGTTTCCGTCTCCTAAAAAGACCGCAACATGATTAGGTCCATTACCTTTTATAAATTCAAATACTATTACGTCGTGTTTTTTTAAAGAGCTACAAGGAGGAAGCTCAATTATCGGTAAATCAGGATTATTTTTATTAAGATTAAATAACTGCTGTATTAATTCAGGATTTTTCTTATGCCAGTCATCTCCTAGCTTGTTTTCCCCCGAAAGCTTTATTCCTAAGTTTTTATAGTATTCTTTTATAACGGTATAACAATCTGATTCTCCTATCTTAAATACGCGATCATAAAGAAAAGTTTTACTCTTGTTAGGGTCGAAAAAGCTGAAAGAATCTTTTTTAGAACAGTAAAGTATAAAGGGTAAATTATGGGATTTACTATTCAACATATCATTCGGAGAAAATTTATCATTGTTGGAGTTGTGAGAATGGTACACAGCTTTTACCCTTCCTTCATCAGCAGCCAAAGCATAATCCAAAGGCCTTATAGAAAAATGTTTATCGGCTTTTTCGGATACATTAGTGCATCTAAAAGTTTTTAACTCTTCCTCTTTTTCAAGCACGATACCACAGCATTCTTTAGATTGATCTTCTAAAGCATGATCTTTAATAGATTCTTTTATGGAGTCTTTTAAAATCATTGTTGTCTGGACATTTTGTTAGCTGCAGGAAAACCTCCATAAGGAAGCTCTCCTTTTTGTATAGGGCAACCAGCTCCGGGTTCAACTTTACCTACTGTTCCTGCTCCCCATCTCATCCTGCAACCTGTAAGAGATTTAGAGCATTCGTCAGCTATCCAAAATTCAGAGTTAGGTGGGACCTTTCCTAAGTTGGGAATGGCTGAAGCGCCTTCTCCAATAGGGCCTGTAGACACAAAGTAATATTTTATATTTTCTTTTAGTATGTAGCAATAATCACCCTTTTCATATGTAGTTGATTTATCCCATAAACCTAAGTCGTCTTTTACAGCAAGAGCTGGCCCAGTTCCTCCCAATAAAGTCGATATTCTTTCATCTTTATCGTTCGCCACGGGCACCGCTTGCTTTGGTAACCCAGTAGCTTCTGAAGGTGGTAGAGTAAGGTTAGATGGCACGCCGGGTAAGCTGGCTAATTCAGCTTTTTCTAATAATGGAACTACAGTTTTTTCTTCTGCAGTTCCCGCATTAAGCACATCGCTTTTGCCGTCTTGGTACCAGCACCCTAATCCTCGGTACTGCCAAACACATTTATCGGCTACAATCATTCTCTTTGGTAACTTAGTACCTTCTAAATCTAAAACTGATGAAAGTTCGTAACTAAGTATTGATTTATTTTCTGTATCTTTTCTTTCTACAAAATATACATCTTTAGGGAGTTCAGCATAAGGGTCAGGCTCGTACCCTTGGGGAATAGGAATATTACCTATGTTTTTAAATGTTGATCCTGCGGCTGCGCCTACAAAGTTCCTACGATCTAAATACTTTGCGAATGTCCTTCTACGAGTAACTTTCGCCCCAATAATATCTCCAAATTTTCTTATTTCATTTCTTAAGAGGGCTAATTGGTCTATCCCTGTCTTTGATTGGCTGGCCAAACTCAAAGTTGGGCGAGGTAGGGTACCTTTAGTAGTAGCTTCAAAACCTTCGGCGATTATGGGAGCCGGATAATATTCATATCCTTGCCAAATAATAAAAGAGTTAAATACCTTTATGTTATTGTGAAATCTTAGAATTCCATCATTGACATCACCCGGAAAACCCACTTGAGTTGCATCTTCTCCTAAAGTAATCTCTTTGGTTTCGAGCAATTTATTTAAATCTATCTCAAACATCGTAACCATCGCGGAAGGACTCAGGTTAGTAAGTTCAAAATTTAAAGACTTAATCGAAGATTTAGCTCTTTCTGAGTCTGCTGTCGTATAATCCGGCATTTTAATTATTTGTTTCTACAAATTGAGTTTTTATAGAGTAATTATTGTGAAAGGCAAAATTACTATTGAAAGAAGGGCAAACGAATCTTTTAGTATAATTTGAGTCTGCGTAAATCTCAGGCAAATTTTGAACCGCAAAACTTTCAGCCCCTTTACGAGTCCTTAGAAAATGTATTATAGCGCGAGTTTCGTTCTCGCTCCTCATATCAAAAGAAACATCTAAAGTTATTAAACCTGTATAAATCCCGTCTGGTATTCTTTGTTCATACCCATTACCAAAAACTACAGAGTTAACTCTAGGATTATGAGAGGCTGAGAGATTGTAAGAAGGAGTCCAGAGAAAATTTGGGATAGATTCGCCATTTTGAGCATTCATGTAACCACCCCAATACTGAGTGGCTGTAATTGCTTGTCCAGCGGGCACATCTTCTAAAGCATAGTAATATTTAATTTCTTTAGGTATTCCACTGTCTCCAATGTTAGATTTAACGAAAACAATGGAGTTTTTCAAGTAAGTTCTACTTGAATTATGGATTGGAACGTCATATATACTATTTGCCATTTTTCCTTATTCCTTTATTTATTATATTACACATAAAAAAGAGTGTAAAATAAAGATAAGGTAATGTTAGGAAGAATTACAAGAGAGGCTGAGAGTATCACTATCAATGGAAGTGGGATACAAGGAGTACAGTCTATTTCAGCATCGTATGATTCAGTGGCCGCTCCTTTAAGAAATTTAGGTATAAATAGCATACAATTTGCTCCAGAAGGGCCTCAATCTGCTAGTTTAAGTGTTAATTCGTTGTTTACGCACACTGCTTCTCCTAGCGCCCCTGTTACTTCGGTAGATGTTTTGCAAAATTTTACAGGAGATATAGCTTTTAGCGGCGTAGTAGAGCATGGGGAAAAAAGTTTTATTTTTACAGAAGGGTACTTAGATTCCTACTCTGCGAGCTGTTCCATTGGAGAAATACCTCAAATTTCCACTAGTTCGACTATCTATGGAGAGTTTGGCACGGGAGTTTTGGCTAATGTACCTACAGATTCCTATCCAACAACTCTAAATATACCGAGTTACAGTTCCATGGAGATAAACTTGGATACTTTTCAGACTAACCGCGTTAACAACTTTAGCGTAAGTATCACCACTCCTAGGATACCTCTTTACGCATTAGGGAGCGCTACTCCTACAGGAGTGATTGCAGGAAACCCTGTTAGAGTAGATGTGAATTTTAGCATTGAACCAGACGATTATGAGATAAAAAATATGAGATTTGTGCCAGACCAAACAGTTTTTCAAGACACTACGATAACTTTGAAAAAAAATAATAGTAACATAGAATTATTAAAGTATTCTTTTAACGATATGTTGTTAGTTTCGGAGTCATTTCAAGGTGGGGCAGCAGACAATGCTACTATTGATTTTAGTCTAACATCTTTCATTTTAAGGTAAAAAAAGTGTAATAGCTAACAAGGTATGGCAACAGTATTCTACGATAAGGCGGCGGTAAAGGTCACAGTGGCAAATGTGTCAGAAGTCCTTTTAGCTTCAGATTGTAGTGTTACCTTCAGTAATTCGCAGCAACCTTTCTATGCTATTGGTAATAAAGGGGCTTTGGGGCAATTTCCAAATGCTGCACGACAAGGGGATGTTTCATTTAGTTTTTTAACTAGTATCACGGGTAGTAACTATGGCCAACCCGGAAATATTATCAATTATATAGCAAGCGGTATTAAAAATTCTACAAATTCAGTAGCTTCTGGGGTTACTATACAATTTGCAGGGGTTTCAGGGGTGGGGTTTTTGAATTCGTATGGATTTGATGTAGCAAGTAATACTATCTCTACATCTAACGCTTCTTTCAGTTTTTTCGGTTCTGGAGAACAGCTTCCAGTAAGCGGTAGGTTATCTGGATCTTTATATTCTCCTACTGCAACATCTACACAACTAGCTACTGGGATAGCTCATGGTAGGTATACAACTTTACCTTCAGCTTTACAAACTGAAATATCTTCTCCTACAGCCGCAACAGAAGTAGGAACAATTTTTGGAGCTGATTATTCTATAAGTTTTAATCATAGCCCCGTTTTTAAAGTCGGTCAGGAATTTCCTACCACAAGTTTTTATACTACAGCTTCAGAAAATATAAACGTAACTGAAGACGTTTTCAATTCTGGCCTAGCTTTTGATGAAGCTAATATCGCTGCGATAAACATAGATTTGAAAGGTTTAGAAGCAGGCTCCACCAATAAAATGCAAGTAGGAATTAAAAACGCTAAACAAGTATCAACATCTATGTCGGTAGGGCTAGATGATATCGTAAGAACCCAAAAGAGCTTAACAGCCGCTTATTAATGTGCTCTACTCTGCCAACAACGCTAAACTACAAGTAAACGGAAAAGAAATTTTAGCTTCCGATGCTAATATAACGCTCGGGACTTCTCTTTCCCCTCGGTATCTAATCACTCAGAGAAATAGTAATGATTATTTTGCGAGTAATGGAATAGGAGGCCAACTTTCCTTTAACTATTTTATAACGGGAAGAGACTATTTTAAAACCTTCATAACTGGACAAGGAGAAATTCCTCAATCTTCTAGTCAGGTCATTTCGGGAAATTTTGGAGGCCTTAATTTTGACAGTGGTTATTTAACTTCTTACTCTGTAAATTTTGGCCCAAACGCTTCAGCAACTGCAAGTGCCACTATAGCTTTTTATGACCAGTTAAATGGCGAGTTTTCTTCTACGGAGTCAGCCGCTCCTACAAATACCCAAATGTTAAACTTTAAAAGAGGAGTTGTATCGGGCCAGTTTGAAAGTGGAGAAGTAGATAATTTTATAGAAGGAACTTACAATTATTCAATGGAGGTTAATCCAGTTTATTTAATGAACGAAACTAAACCAAGTTCAGTAAGTTTTGGCGTTAAAAATGTAAGTATGAATTTTGAAATAGATAATCCTACAGGACATCTTCCCGTATCTGGAACTAATGCCCTAATATCAGTAGACTTAAAAAATTCAGATAACGTCATAGTAGAAAATTTTAGCTGTTCGGGAGAAATACAAAACAGAAACATATCTTCAGCAGCCGGATCTTATATCAAACAAACAATAAATGTAATTCAAGCGTCTACTCAAGCAACTACAGTTTATGTAGGTACAATAACAGATAATGCCGGAAATTCTGCTCCAGTAGGAATCGGTACAACAGGTCCAGAAGGGAACCTAGGGAATTTATAATGCCTACTTTTTTCCCAAAAAGAGCTTTTACGCTTAGTGGCTCAAACATGAACTTCACACGAAGGGTTATGTTTGGCCAAGAAGAGGTTACTGAATTTGCGTATCTGGATAAAACAGGAATTTCGGGAGTTGTCCCCGCTGCTGCTTATACTCAAGAACTTACTATAGAGAGTAATGCATCTATATTAAATTTAGGGGTGCAGCAAGTAGTTTTAGATTCCCTAAGTCAGGTAGTTGTAAGTGGGTTGCAACCAGAAGATGTAAGTGGTCAAGCTGGTAAACTAATAACTCTTACAGGTGAAAATTTTTATCAAATAACGGATGTAAATTTTGGAGATGTGAGCGGGGCTTTTAACGTTGTTTCACCAGAAGAAATAGAAGTAAGGGTCCCTCAAAATGCAGATTTTGGAGGAGTTACTGTTTTTTCTTCATTGAGAACGGGTTTAGTTGGAAGTATTTCACAAGCCAGTGGTGTAACAGTAAACCAATTTGTCCCTATTCCAGAAGTCACGGGTTTAAGCGCGAACCGTCTAACCACTGGAGAAACTTTAACCGTCCAAGGCTCTTCCTTCTCAGGGGTAACAGGTATAAGCGTTAACGGGATAGAGTTTAATTCTGTTTCTATTCCAAATTCGACCGGAGTAGAAGGGCAAGTGCCAAGTGGGTATGTTTCTGGGGTTCCAGTTTTGAATTTAAAGAGTGGTGTATCTTACTCTTCCCCTAGTAATATTTTATTTAACCCTTTAGCGAAAATTACTGGGATATCATTAGGTGTAGAACGCGGAGGACTATTAACAATATCGGGAGAAAACTTTGATTCAGGAATAATGTATTCTGGTGAAGAGTATAATCGGTACATGGTTGCTTTAGGGAACACAACCGGGAACTTTAAAATTTTAAATGGAAACAAGATGAGCGGGGTTGTTCCTCTTGATTTTAATATGACTGTTAGCGGGGGGAATATTGCGGCTGGTGATCCTCCAGTTTCTTCATCAGGTTTAGTTAGTATATTTTCTGTTAATTTTCCAGAGCAGTATCCTTCCACGGATTTTTATACTCCCGCTGTAGGGGTTCCAACTATTGCTAGTATAAGCCCTAATTCAGGTATTAATGGTGATTCATTTACGATAAGCGGAACTAATTTGTTTGGTATTACTGGTATTGCTATGACTGGAGCCACGGGGGCAGTAGGATTTGGAACTGCTCCACCTACAGTCCGTGATTTAATACCCGGCACTACTATAGAAACGTCAATACCAACGACCTCTACTTTTCCAGCGACAGGAGAGACGTTATCTATAGGAGTATTAGGTTATTTCGGAGGCGCAACATCTTCTACTAACTATAATGTACTAGGGTCACCTACCATAAGCTCAATCATACCCGACACTGACGTATTACCGGGAAGCACAGGCACAGTTTATGGAACTAATTTTTATTCTGGAACAACTTTAAGTTTAAGAAATCAGTCTATAGCTCCCGCTGGTTATTTAAGCGATTTATCTATAAGTGGTTATTTAAATAATGACAAAGAAATTGTTTTTACTTATCCCAACTCATTCGCTACAGGAACTTTACAAGGGTCGAGTATAAATTATAAAGTAAGAGCTCATAATAGAAGAAGTTCTGGTGGCTTGAAAGCTATAACCGTAATCGCTGCTCCTAGTATAGATGGGCCACCTGAATTAGCCCCTTCGAGCGGTGAATTTGGAGA